AGCACTCACGGGTTCCCAGCCTGCTGCTACAAGCGATGCTGAAGATACTCCGGTCGCACGTCCAGCGGTGGCCGCGAAGCCTGCGGTCAGCCAGTTTGACGAGGATGATGGACCCGCGGCTGCCGCGGCATCGGTCGTTAAACCTGCTGCCACTACACAGAAAGCCGAGGACATCTTGGCTATGATCCGGGCGCGGCAGAACAAAAACTAATGTTGCAGGTTTACCAACACTGGGACCCACTACGAGTTTGCGTAGTGGGTCGTAGTTATCCCCCAGAATTTTATAGCTGGATCAAAGTTCCACGAGTGCGTAGATTGTTTGAACAGATAGCCACAGAAACCGAAGAAGATTTTCAAAAAATTATATCAATATGCGAAAAATTTTCTGTTAAAATACTACGTCCAAACCTACCAGTTGATACCTTCCAAAATAATCAATTTGTCAGTCCACCTATGACTCCTAGAGATCATATGGTTATGATCGGAAATACCTTTTATGAAAAATATTCTACTAACTTTGATAAAACGACTTATGACAATATCAAAGATTCTGCCTGGCCGGAATGTAATAGTTGGAATGAGTTCAACAATCTTCCAATTGGTATTCAAAATGAATGCAAAGAGATTTTCAATTTTGGGTTGACGCAAATATTTCGAGATGAATACAACGACATTTTTCAATATATTAAAAAGCAAGGTAACATAGTCAAATCAGGACATCTGTGGATCGATGGAGCGATGGTGGCAAGAGTTGGAAAAGATCTTTTTTTTGGTACTGCTTCGAGTGACGCAGATGTTGAAAAAAGTAAAATCCTAATAGATCGAGAATTCGGGGAAACTCGAAATCATTTGATCAACACAGCCGGCCACAGTGATGCAACGTATTGTCCGGTCTGTCCAGGTTTGATTATAAGTTTACATGATATCCCAACTTATGCAGAAACATTCCCGGGGTGGGAAGTGATATATCTACCAAATCAATCTTGGGATAAAGTCAAACCGTTTTTATATCTTAAAGGAAAAAATCAAGGTCGTTGGTGGATACCAGGGTTCGAGTATGATCAAAAAGTATTAGAGACCGTAGAAACATGGTTGAGTCATTGGGTAGGATATGTCGAGGAAACAGTATTTGATGTTAATATGCTGATACTTGATCCTCAAAATGTTTTAGTGTTCAACGAAAACGATTTGGTCTTTGATGCATTTCGTCGATATAACATTACACCACATGTTGCTACTTTTAGGCATAGGTATTTTTGGGATGGGGGAGTGCATTGTGTTACCACAGATTTAGATAGATCTGGTGCTATGCAAGATTTTTTCTCGCAGACTACATGACTAAAAAATGTATCGATTATCGCAATGGTGGCATGGGAAATACGATTCTGGCCCATGTCTTATATGCATCTAATCAAATTGATTTGTCTCTGGCAGATTTCTTTTCTCCAGAGGGAAATGCTCATCGGATATCACACATCAACCAGACCAATTTGACTGCTCGTCATCTCATTGAATTCCCGGATGAATCTGTTGAATGTGTATTGCAAATAATTTCTAAAGATTGGACAGAGATTCTTCGGTGGAAAATGTCTTATAGTAAATGGTGGAAATATGAACCCAACTTAATAAATTGGCATATTTTTTTTGAGCACCATCATACCCTTGACTTAAAAAATCTGTGGGAGGATTTTTATCAAAAAATACGCGATCCTTGTTGGCCTCAATGTGATTTTGATCACCGTGATAATTTACCAAAATTAATAATTGAAGAAATCGATCAAACTTTTGTCGATCCCAGAATTGATATCAAAACAGAATTGAATCTATTAGAATTCTTGACTACAATCTATTATGATCAGTTATCTCAGGCTGTTCAACACAAATTTGATGTTCCAATTCTTCTAATCGATCAATATTTGCACTATGATATTTCTAAATGCGTACAGCTAGCATCATACATGGGATGGACATGGGATGAACTGAAGAGCTCCGGATTTCACATTGCCATGTTAAATGCTAATCGAATCTACTTTGATTGGCTTGATATAATAAAAGAAAATTATCATCTGACACTACAAAAAAATATGTTGAACAAAACATTTAGAACTTGGGAACTAGCTACTTTGATTGCAAAAATCTGCCAAGATCTTGACAAGAATCCAAAAAATATACTTTGGGAAGAACACACTCGTGTGTTGTCTAATAGTAATGTAAAATTATATGAACTAATAGGAATATAAACATGGCAAAACCTTTTGATTAGATAAATAAACTACATGCCCAATAAGGATAGTTTATGTATCAATCATATGTTTACAAAGTAACAAATAGAATCACTAACCAGTTTTACTATGGATCGAGAACAGAAAATGTACGGAAAAACCGATTACCAGAGGAAGATCTATGGAAACATTATTTTACATCATCTAAGAAAGTAAAAGATCTTATTGATGAGTATGGCATTGATTCTTTTGATGTTGAAATACTATCTAAACATGATTCTTACGAGGATTGTTTTTGGGAAGAACAACGATTGATCAAGGAATCCAAAGATCATCCTAATAGATTGAATAAAGCCTGGGTAGATCCAGACACTGGTAAAAAAGTTTTAACAACCTGGAACGAAACCAAGGAAGAAAAAAAACTTAGAATAGAAAAAATGGCGTTGAATAAAAAAGGTAGGTTTAATTCAAACGGTCATTATGGATTAAAGCACACAGAAGAAACCAAGAAAAAAATAGCCGAACAGAAAGGTTGGAAGCACACAGATGAAGCTAAACGAAAAATGCGAAAGCCCAAAGGTCCTATGCCCGAGTGGCGTAAAGAAATATATCAACAAAAAGCAGCCCAAGGGTGGACAAAACGCAGAGAAAAATATGGAGAAAATGGGAGATCAAAATGAGACCGTTTGATGTAACAAAATTCCGCAAAGAAATTACAAAATCTATCGATGGTCTCTCCATCGGTTTCAATGATCCCACTGACTGGGTATCTACTGGCAACTATACTCTCAATTATCTCATTTCCGGCGACTTCCATCGAGGCATACCCTTGGGCAAGGTCACAGTGTTCGCCGGTGAGTCGGGTGCTGGCAAGAGCTATATCTGCTCGGGCAACATCATCCGACACGCTCAAGAACAAGGCATCTTCGTAGTGTTGATCGACACAGAAAACGCCCTTGACGAAGAATGGTTAAAAGCTCTGGGTGTCAGCACCGACGAGTCAAAATTGCTCAAACTTTCCATGGCCATGATCGATGACGTGGCCAAGACCATCTCTACGTTCATGACTGACTACAAGGCCCTGCCCGCGGGTGAACGCCCCCGGGTGCTGTTCGTGATAGATTCGTTAGGCATGCTGCTCACTCCCACTGACGTGAACCAGTTTGAATCGGGAGACATGAAAGGGGACCTCGGCCGCAAAGCCAAATCACTCACCGCACTGGTGCGAAACTGTGTCAACATGTTCGGTGCCTATGGTGTGGGCATGGTGTGTACCAACCACACATACGCCAGCCAAGACATGTTTGACCCCGACGACAAGATCTCGGGGGGCCAAGGGTTCATCTATGCCAGCTCGATCGTAGTGGCCATGCGCAAGCTCAAGCTCAAAGAGGACGAAGATGGTAATAAGATCTCCGACGTCATGGGTATACGTAGTGCTTGTAAAGTCATGAAGACTCGGTATGCCAAACCGTTCGAGGGCGTGCAAGTCAAGATTCCGTACGAGACGGGCATGAACCCGTATTCGGGCTTGACAGACTTGGCAGAGAAAAAAGGCATGCTCAACAAGGACGGCAACAAGCTCATGTTCGTGACGTCAGACGGCGAGATCATCAAGTATTTCCGCAAAGGATGGGAATCAAACGAGGATGGTTGCCTGGACCGGGTCATGCGAGACTTCCAGAATCAGAAGACCGAGGTAAGTACTGCCGACGCCCAAGAGGAGGAGTGAAATGACAGTAGATATCGTACACGAGGTTTGGCAGGAACTTAAACGACATATTTCCACAGGAGATCGCGCAGACGCAGCCGACAGCTTGGTCAATATCTTGATCGACAACGATTACGACGCTGATCAGATACGCGATGCCTTTAAAGGTGATAACGACGTCAAACGTGCCCTGCAGAGTTTTCTTGACGACGCCGAGGAGGATCTCGACGAGGAAGACAATGACGATTATGAAGATTTCTAACAATGAAACGATTTTTTCCTATCCAGTCTGAAACTGCTTGCAGACTCAAATGGGCCTGGAGCACGATTTATCTGACTGAAGCAAAAACTGCCAGTTGTCATCGGGCCAGTAGTGCCAATTTAACCCTTGAGAATTTTGATAACTTTCATAATCTAGAAAACAAAATACGTGATAGAGCCATAATGCTAGAAGGCCGATGGCCTGGTTCGGGTTGTGAATACTGTAGAGACATTGAACTTTCTGGAGGATATAGCGACCGACAATTCCAACTTACTGTGCCAGATGTTTACCCTTCAGAATTAGATATAGATCCTACGGCTAAAGAAGTATCGCCGGTAATATTAGAGATTTTTTTTGATAAGACCTGCAATCTAGGTTGCTTGTATTGCACAGAAAAATACAGTTCAACAATTGCGAAAGAAAATCAAAAGTTTGGTTACATCGATGTCTTAGGACCGCGAGGTATCAATACACATAACCATTATGAATCTTTAGTTCCTAGATTATGGTTGTGGTTAAAACAGCACTCGGAATCTCTCATTCGCCTGGGGATACTAGGCGGAGAACCACTAATACAATCTGATTTCCTAAAGATTCTAGATTTTTTTGAAGAGCACCCAAATCCACGATTGGAATTTTACGTCGTAACGAATCTGATGGTTAAGCCAGCGCATCTCAAACATCACATCGATCGCATACAAACTTTGATAAAAAAACAGTCGATAGGTAAGGTCGACATCTTAGCCAGCGTGGACAGTTGGGGACCAGCACAAGAGTATGTACGTTGGGGATTGGATCGAGACGTGTTTGAATCAAATTTGCAGCAGATCATAGCACAGAAAAATATAACTTTAGGTCTTTTGAGCACAGTAAATTCGTTGAGCATACATGAACTCCCAGATCTTGCAGAAAAATTTTTAGAGTGGAATAGTGATAGAGAGATTTCTTGGTATCTTCATTTTGTGTTACCAATGGGCAAACATGTGTTAAGTCCTAATGTGTTCTCCTATGATCTTTGGCGCCCGTACCTGGATAAAACTCTCAGTTGTATACCGGATACCACTTTTAATCATCGCAATACCAAGAACACCCTCCAAGGCATCATGACAAGGTTGCTTGATTCGAAGTCAGACTATTTGGCCCAACAAAATCTTATCATGTATCTTAACGAAATAGATCGCAGGCGCAATCTTAACTGGCGATCAACATTTCCTTGGTTAGAAAATGCCCTCGCAGATGTGGTATAGCCGGATCACAGCCAATCTCGCTGCCATACCTGATTTCATAGCACACTATGAACAGGAGTTAGCACAGGCCAAACAAGAATGCCGGATCAGTGGCGTGGTAGAGAAAAACATCCGGGATCTCCCCGGCGTCACTGAGCATCGGTTCAATCAGCTGCAAGAGATCGAAGCGGTGCTGAACTATCTCAACATCCAGTTGCGGCGCATACGTCGGAGGCATTTCCAGAAGTATCTGGAAAATTACGCCCGATCGCTCACAGCACGTGACGCAGAGAAGTACGTGGACGGTGAAGATGAAGTCATTGATTTTGAGACCATCATCAACGAAGTGGCACTGTTGCGCAATCGATGGTTGGGCATCATGAAGTCCCTGGAAAGCAAAAACTTCATGCTGGGGCATCTCATACGCCTCAAGGTAGCTGGCATGGAGGATTACCAAGTATCATGACCGCGCCGGTATTTTCTACCCCGGCACAGAGCCATGCACACAGCCTGCGCACACTGCAGAGCCTCTATGAGTACGATGATTTCATGCTGAGTATCAGCACCATGGCCGACATGGGCTATGGCAGCGGGCTTGATCTGGAATGGTGGGCCACGCGTACCACGCGCGATGACTCGCCACAACCACTCAACATACGCTGCGTGGGCTATGATCTCCGGTCTGATCATCGCGTGATCAAATCGCACCCCAACATCACGTATCAGCACCAGGATTTCGAATCTGAGATCTCGTTGCCGCGAGATCAAAAGTTTGATCTCGTATGGTGTCACTCAGCCTGGCAGTATGTCATAGATCCGTTTGGTACCTTGCGGCACTGGTGGCAGGCCATGAATCCCGATGCCATGCTGATCATTTCTGTGCCCCAGACCACTAACTTAGAATTCAACAAACAGGCTTTCGATCAGAGAGATGGGGTGTACTATAACTGGACCGTGGTGAGCCTCATACACGTCATGGCCACGTCGGGATTTGATTGCCGTGGTGGATTTTTCTACAAGGATCCCGCAGATCCTTGGCTGCACGCGGCCGTGTATCGCAGCGCCACGGCACCATTAGATCCCCGGACCACTCGATGGTATGATCTTGACGCCCTGGGACTGTTGCCCGACAGCGCGTCGGCCAGCATCAACCGGCACGGGTATCTGCGGCAGCGAGATCTAGTGCTGCCTTGGTTTGACAAGATGTTCTACTCTTGGGCTGAACAATAAATACTATATGAATCCCTTGATATCAGTTCTGCTGCCTACTCGAAAACGAGTTGCCATGTTGGAAAAAAGCCTGACCAGCCTGCTAGATCATTCTAGACATCCTGATCAGATCGAGATTATGATCGCCTACGATGACGATGATCAGGATAGCAAAGATTATTTTTCTGGGTTTGCATGGTCGAAATTCATCAGTCATTGGCCAGTGCAGCATCAAATATCGTGCGTACCTAGATGGGGATATAGAGAACTGCACAAATACATCAACATGTTGGCTCAAGCCAGTAAGGGAAAATGGATATTTTTCTGGAGCGATGATCCTATCATGGAAACTAAAAACTGGGACGATCATGTGCGTGCCAATGAAGATTTTGTGGGATTATTGCACATAGGAGCCAGCAACGCACCCGTAGACTGCTCCATACTCCCGTTGTTCCATCGTTCCTGGTTAGATCTTTTTGGGTGTGTAAGTCCGGTAAATCATGCGGACAGCTGGATGTCGGAGATATGCCGGAGAGCAGAAGCCAGGATAGTGATACCGGTCACAATATTCCATGATCGGTTTGAAAATTCGGGCAACAATCGCGATGAAACCTGGGAGGACAAGCGCCGAGACATGGAAAATGGCTCAAGTAGCAAAGATTACTATCTCCCTGAAAGCAAACGCCTGCGCCTCGAATGGGCAGAAAAATTAAGAAATTTCCGACAGAATCTATAAAATCTTGTGATTGAGGTCATTGTCTCGCCATGAATGAAGCCATGGGACTTGCTGCTAGATTGAGTTCTTTAGACGATCCGATTTTTACTGTGGTTGATTTTGATGATACTACGATCCATTTGATACTAGAACAGGGGGATTTTTAGTGGGGACTGATAAGAATGTAATGAGATTTCCCAAGGACTATCTGGATCACAAATACGGACTGATACACTTCCATTTTTTCGTGCAATATGCCAAGATCGCTGGTGTAGAAGTCGATCTGGTGGACTCCGATGAACGTGTTTTCATCTCCGATGATCACTTGATCTTTTCCTGTGTAGTGAATGACCAGCAGATCGTCGTTGACTACGCAGATCACAGCACGCGCAACTGGAAAAGCTTTTATCCCAGTTTACCATACTTTAAATTCCAGACCACAGCCAACAATCCAACAGATCTCATACCCTTGGGTCCACCCATGGTGGGTGTCAAACGAAAAGGTACCAAAGGTGCTACCGTGCGTGAATACAATCACCTCAGGGCTAACTATGAGTATCAGCCCGGTACGTCCGTGTTGTGCAAACAGCTACCCAACGGAGCGGCCGTGGAACGTCGCAATCATGTGCATCAGCTGCTGAAAGATAATTTTTCCGAAGTCGATGTCGCTTCAGACTGCGACCAGATAGACTTCTGGACAGCGCATGAGCATTGCCTGGTGGCAGTGTGTGTGCCGGGTGCCACCAACAACATGGTAGACCGCGGGCATTTAGAATTACTGGGTCTCGGTGTCTGCACTATAAGTCCGGAATTGTATACGATTTTCCCCAAGAATAAAAAATTGGTACCCGGGCGTCAGTATATCCGATGTCGTGATGATTACTCTGATCTAGTAGACATCATCCGAATACTGGAAAAAAATCCCATGCGATGTCACAGGGTCGGTCAGGGCGCGCGAGCGTTCTACGAGAAAAACTATACTCCCAAGAAATACTGGCAATGGATACTGGAGAACCTCCAATGATACACATCATATGTCTCAAGTGGGGCAACAAGTATGGGGTCGAGTACGTGAATCGACTGTATCGTGCCGTGAAAAGGAACGTCAGGGCCGATGTCAAATATAATTTCTGGTGTTTCTCAGATGATTTAAATGGGATAGATCGTGGTGTGACAAGAAACACACTGCCCCATGGATCACAGATCAAATCCTGGTGGAACAAACTATGGCTGTTTAGCAATGAAATGCCCATGTTTCGTGGTGATAGGATCTTTTACATAGACCTAGACACCGTGATCACCAGAGACATCACAGATTTACTCACGATAAAATTCTCCGACATCCTGGTGCTGAGAGATTTCTATCATGACATAGCCCGCAGCGCCAACAACATAGGATCGGGGCTGATGTCATGGCACCACGGTGACTATGACTTTGTGTGGCGGAAGTTCATAGCCAACCCCGAGTCCGCGATACAGCGCATGTACCCGCATGGAGATCAGCACTGGATAGACATGAACGTGGCCAAGAAAACGCTGTGGCAAGATGTCCTACCAGATCGCGTGGTCAGCTACAAGGTGCATTGTGCCCAGGGACTACCGCCCAAGGCCAGTGTCATATGTTACCATGGCCAACCTTCCGTGCCCGAC